CCTGTCTCGTTTTTTTTTTTTTTTTTTTTTTGTGTTTTCTAAAAAGAACGGACAAATTCAAACCGCTGATCAAAGAGCCCACCCCCCGAGGGATGGCGGACTTTATAACCTAGTTAACCTTAATGTATCCTACGCGAGCGGAAGCCTGCACTTGCGATATAAAATCACGAAGCCAGGGGCGCTGTCCACGAGGGTAACCTTGGGGTTCAAACAAATTGTGTTGTGTGCGACATGCAAAGCACTACCAAAAAGGTAGCAACACCTCCAAGAGGGAAGTGCGAAGCGATACGTCACCAGTAATCATCTGGTCGTCAAGCCTGTCTTTGGAATAAATTCCCAGGATCCGTCGACACCCGCATGAAGCGTGACACAACACAATCTTTCGATTATAAAACTTCAATCTTATTGTATAAAAATAAAAATGAAAAACCATCCCTCAGAGAGTCTGGTCGATTTCAGGTGGAGACTCACAGAACCACCGCAGATATTAATCTGTCGACACATTATTGGAATGTTTGCGTATACAGTCAACTCGCCAGTCGTTAGGTTTTGCCTTCCTACAAAGGGTTCCTCAAAACTACTATCCTTTCAGGGTAGGTAGGTTACTCAAAATTCTTCCTCTTCACCGAAGCGCTCACTAATGTGGCTACCGCGTTTCAGAGTCAATTTCGCCTCCATCCATACTAGGTATAGTTTATGTTTGAGTGGTTTAGGGTGTTGGGTTGTTAACAGGAACAACGTAATGATCAAATCTGGGTTTACCAGTACTCTTTTGATCAGTCCATGCTCCGTCCATGTCCCCAGGAACTTTGTTAGATCCTGTAACTCCAAAGGCATACTGAGCGCCATCCAACTCTTCTATCGAGTTAGGCACTAGGTATTCAAAATCACTACCAGCAGCTATATAAAGCTTATAAGAGGCAGTGACTTTTGAGTTCCACTGGAGTTTTAAACACCCATTATGACTAGAAAGAATAGGAAATCCGTGTGATCGGTTCATATTTCTAGTCCTAATAAATAGAGAATCATACATAGAATAGTAAGGTACTTCAAATTCTATGATGTTCTCTTTAAGTAATTGTGTGGTTTGTCCCGCAAGACCACTATCTTGCCCCATACCTGCATAATTCCAGTATAATTCAAGTAATTCAGGATCCTCATCAAGATGTCTATTAGGGACATGAGCAATCCTAAAAGTTTGAGCTGCTAGGTTGGGTGTGGGTTGAGCATTAGTAGTAGAAACTACAAGCTTAAATTTCAAGCTTCCTCTCCAAAAAGTAAAGAATTGAGAGAAGAAAGCTAGGGGAGTGCAGGTGGGCTGAGTATCACCAAACCAGAAACGAGGGGTTACTGGTATAAAAGCCATATTAAACTCAGCTTGTTTACCTGTAGCTACACCTCCATGACGGGCTGTTGTATGAATTTCAAAGCCACAATCAGCATACCTAGACATCAAAAGATGAATGTTCATAAAATCTTCTTTAAAAGTAGATATATGTTTAGATATGTTATTGTTGCCAAGGACAAAATCACCAGCTTGTACCATGGTATCATCCCACAGAACCTTGGAAAGAGGGTTAACTCCGGCATCGTTATATTGCCTGTAATCATTAGTGTTCGAAATGTTCCGCATAACAGAAAATTCAAAATCCGAACCACCACGCACAGTAATAAACCCTTCCAAGATTTCTGTAGTTCCAGAAGGAGATCGAAGACCATCAAGTACAAAGATAGAAATAGTTCCTGTAGCATAGTACTTATGGTTCCGAAACATCCTTTTAATAAAGGTAGGTCTCCAAGCAGTTCCACTTGTAAAAGGAACAGTGAAATTAAATTCATGTCCTTCTTTAAGGTCACATATAAGATGTGGATACTGCATAAAATCTTGGTGGCTGGAGAATGTGAAAGTATGATCAACCATATCAGGATGGTAAACAACAACAAACCTTCCGGTATGAAACTGGGTAGCTCCAAACCGAATTGTGTAACTAATAGAACCCCTCCAATAGCAGTATAACTGCATAAGTTGGGTCATATAAGGTACAAATTGGTATGTTGGATCTGTAATATCAGCATAATTTGGACTAACCAAAGTGGTGAACATAGTTTCAAATCTGGGCCTAGACATAGACCAATTTATTCTTCCAATAATAGCCTCCCTCTGTACAAGATCACTAACTGACATAGTCAGGCTAGATTCTTTAAGCAAAGGAGAAAGGTGAGCATCAGAAAGGCAAAATTGATATATAGCATTATCAATACCAGCCCTAGAAAATTCTCCAGCTGAAGTCACCTTAAGCTGTGTTTGTTCTCCCTGCGTGATCAAATTTTGTTCCATAGGTGCACGGAGAGTGCTGAGATCAACATTCTCAAAGTATCCAAAAATAGATACATCAATACTTGGTTCACCAGCAGCAGGATAGAGTAGTTTGTTAAGACAAACTAGATGTAGTTTACCCATAACATGAGAACCATAATAGTCTTTTCTCTTAGTAAGATAGGAGACCATATGGTTGAATGGAATTCTGAGTTCTACATCATGTCCAACAGAAACATCACACATCACCTTGTGCATAGAATACATCCTTTCGAAGGAGCTGTCATTAACAGGATGATGAGAAGCAGAACCATGCTTAAACATGGGATCCCAACATAGAGCAAAATGTCCCCCATAAAATGGTGTTGAATTAAAATGAGCTCTAATGACTACATCTCCTTTGAAGAAAGCATGTTGTTCAACCAGTCTAGCAAAAGCTGACTTAGCTCCAGACACCTTCCCTGTAAGCACATCATAATCCCATAAAACGTCCGTAGGTAAGGTCCAGGATTTAATAAGACGAGGCACTGCTATATTAGTAATATTTACAGTACTCATCAGAACTGGTCTCTGTGCCATACGATCTATGGTCCAATTAGACGATTCAATCTTTTCAGAATTTGGGATCAAAGAACCCATAGAACTGGACTCAATTGCTCTTTCAAGAGAAAAGGCAATATCACCATGAGTATCTAGAACAGGTTCCTCAAGTGATTGAACAGTAACTGGACCATTTCTGCTCATTATGGTGGGATAATCTTGCCAAATTCCATCGAGACAGGGAATAGTCATCAACCATCGGCATTCCATATCCTCATATAAATAGGAAACACAACGCATACCTCTCTCGTATAAACCTTCATTGATTCTGAATTTAAGGTCTTCGTAGTATTCCCTACCATGCATATGGGCATCAAAGAGAGATTCCTCGATGTTGGAGAATAAAATTCCATCAACATCGCGGTCTCCTCTAACCCACATGACTCTTTCTTCTATGGATTGCTTTTCAAGAGGTGCTAATTTCCACATTGGCCAATCAGGATGGTCCACATAAGATCTTTTAAGAAACGTCATATTTTGAATAGGAACCAAGGGCTCACTTTCCTCAATAGGTCGTTTCTTATCATCAGTGTAAGTAATTCCCCTATCAGCCAGAAAATAGTGAACAGACTTCAAATTATAATGTTCACGAACAGCTGGTGAAGGGACAATATTATTGTCATCTCCAAAAACAGCTGCCCGAACATACTTAAAGAAACAAGTCATGTTCGCTTTTCCAGGATCAGCTTTCCTCATGATAGCTAGCCATGCCAGTGATAGATATTCCAAATTAACAAGATTGTTAACATGGACAGTAATAGCAGACCCACTGGGAATACCCTTATAAATTTCCAAAAGAGTATTGTTGGCTAAGCTATAGCGATGGGTGTGTTCACTAAGTAAAACTTGGCGAACATTGTTTTCCTCTTTGGTTCCATCATACCAAGAATTGATGATTTCCCCAATATCAGTGAGAATTTCTCCATCAATGAGTCCATCAAAAGCTTTGAAATCTCCAGCGAAACCCATATCACCATATTCCCTGAGATACTCATATAATTCAGTCCATTCAGCTCCAATTGGGTTGAGGCCGACTTTCAT